TTTTCAAAGTTTAGGCCAAGTTCTTGCGCTTGCTTTTGAAGTTCAATTTCAGCAATTTTGACCTGTGCGATTTGTTCTGCCGACAGCTTGTTGTTGCTAATCATGTCTCCAACTTTGTCAGGGTCAACGCCAATAGCTTTGGAGATAGCCGACACAGCCATGCCAGCCAAAGGACCGCCCATTGCAGTAGCGATGGTCGGTGCGATTTGTTTAAGCCAATCCATATCAATTACCCCTTTTGGTTAGCATTGCGCTGGCAATTTCCAGCATGAATTTTACCTGTTGAATGTCTTGCGGTGGCTCTGCCCATCCGACCGTGACCTGTCCAACAAAGCGGTGGCTGTCTGGCGGTACGCTGACCCGGCAGGTGAACGTCACGCCCTTCTCTAAGTACCACAGCCCAACCTCAGACTGAGCGTAACGGTAGTCCCCGCAAGGTATTTCATTGGTCATCAACTTGACCACATCAGCGTTGTTGGCAGAGTTTTGGCTGAACAAGCCAACGTCAATGTCTTCAATCGTCTTGTCGCGCCCGTCCTTGGTGTAGGCTTTGTACAGCACCCGGCTGTTGAACAAAGGGTTGACTTTGAACACCGCCACCACGGTTGCACCCGTCTTTTTGAGCAGCATGGAACTGGCATCATCGGCCCTTGCAGCATTGATCTCAGGCAGCTTTTTAGATTCCTTGTAAGCGTCAAACATGAACTCTTGGTTTTGCCAAAGGAAGTACCCGGCAAAGGCCACCACGCCCATGATGAGGATGGCAAACAGCTTAAATGGGCTGTCTACATACCCGAGCACTTTGTCAAGGGTGGAGTTGGCGTTTAGCTTTTCTTCGCTCATCTCAGGTGCTTCATGTAAAGAACAATGCCGCCCACTAGAAGGCCAGCAAGGACAATTACTCCCAATCCAATGGCGATGTACTCAACCATGTCCTCAAGCTGCTTCTGCCGCCTCTTTGCTTCTCTGGCAGCTTCTTCCTTGGCTTCCCTGCGTCTACGGGCAGCAGCGGCTTGGAACTTCTGCCAATCCCCCCACATGCCGGGTCTACCAGCGTAGACCATCCGTTCACGCAGTTCAACTTCTTGCGCGTTCAATTGCTCAAGCGCCATGAATTCTTCTATATCAGAGCCGCCGCCCTTCTTGGTGGCCCTCTCTTGGATCACCGCCTTGTTGTCAAAGTAGTCGAACACCCGTGAGCCGAGCGCAGACAGTTCCTTGCCATTTGCCAACGCACCTTTTATCACTGCAAACGCAGCATTAGCAGCAGCAATTTCTGCAATCATAGCAACACCTCAACAAATACTTTGGCGCACCAGACGATGAGGCCAACAAGTGAGGCCGCTGCAATAAAGCTAACGGCCCAATCTTTCATGTCTTGTCGGCTTTGCCGTCTAGCTTGTCAAAGATTTGCTTGAGGATGGATTTGACCTCTGCAATGTCTGACCTGTAATCGTCTTTTGCCACATAGGTATGCGGCAACTCGCTAACCTTGTCTTCCAGCTTCTGGATCGTGCGTGTCAGGCTATTGATGACATAGATAGCCAAGAACCCGGCAACTGATACGACTAAGTTGAAAAGCTGTTGGTTGTCCATGTAAAATATTCAAATGGTTATGCTCCTTATGCAATCACAAAGCAATGGGTCTTGTCATGTCTTGATGAGATTATGCCTTATTCACAAAGCAATTGGCGTACAGACCATCGCTGAAGTAGTGGGCGATCATTTCAATACCCAATAGCAGACCAATACACCCCTAAAAGACTTCCGGGGTTGGAGTTGGCCATAACAAAATTCGATGTATTTATGTTGTAGACAAACGCAATCTCGTTGGTGTCGTAGTCTGAGTTAATTGTGGTCTGTATATTAAAAACGCTATTTGGAAAAGCAATAGGATATGTAATGGTCCGATTCTCACCACCCGCCATGCTTGCAGCTATTCCCCACTGCATAATCAAACCACTTGGCAGTCTTTCATATCCGTTTTGCGACAAACTGTTTTGAGGAACAACTGGCCCCGTCAAAAAATAACCCAAATCCGTGGCGTCAACAGTTGCTTTAAGTCGCGACGCTGATGACCAACCAATTTTGACGGTGTTTGACGATTGCCCTGAACCAGTTCCTTGTTGTACAGGGGTGTAGCCAAGGTTTGCAACGGCAACGCCAGAAGTCAAACCGCTTGCTATTGTTGCGGTTGCCGCATTTCCAGTAATTGAAATTCCCCATGTGCCACTAGCGTTGCTTCCAGTGCGGGATGGAACATCAAGGTTTGTTCTTGCGGCAGGCGCACTTGTTGCGCCTGTACCACCATTGGTAACAGGAACAGCGTTGACTAGACCATCGGTGGCATCTAATTGACCTGCTGTGTTGAGGTTGTTTGCAAGTTGCGATAGGTTAAAGGCTTGGGTCATTATGCTGCTCCATCTCTGGCAAAAGTTTGTTGATTTAAAAGAGTTGAATTGTTGTTGTATGCGGTTGTCAAAATGTAGTTTGCCGAACTCGCAGTGTAGTCATATGAAGCACCTTGTGCAAGCAATGCGCCGTTGGCAAAAATCTCCAACGACAGTGGGTTGCTTGTGAACGGGTATGTTGTTTGACCTGCTGTTGAGTAAGCGGTGACGTTAACCACGTTAGATGCTGGCACGTTCAAGTTGTTTGGCGCGAACAAAATAATGGTCATATTTCCTGTCAATGGGGCAGGGAACCCATCAATCGCCAAACCACTAATGTTGTAGTCAATTTCGTTTATCTGTGCGCCGTTTACATAAATTGACTCAGCACCGTTCTGAATTGCCCATGTTGTTGGCGTGTATGTTGTTGCAGCAGTTAGGGCGACCTTGTATCTGCTGAATGGCGCATAGCTTGAACCAGCAGCCCGAGCAATGAACACTTGATTTCCAGCAGTTGCACCTGCAATAGTCGTGGTAAAAGTAATCACCTTTGTTGTGGTGTTTATGCTTTGAACAGTGTATTGCGTTGGAGGGCTTGGCAATACAACGTCTGTAAACGTCATCTTGTCGCCAACATTGACAATTTGCCAAGGCGCATTGCTGTATGTGATTGTGTTAGTTGTGCTTGACGCAATTGTCATGTTTGTCTGCACATAGGACGCAGATGTGCTGACACCACGCATGTAAAAGATAACAATCACTTCTCCAGCAGCGCAAGCATTTGCCATCACAACAGTGGTAGATGTTTCAGAATACTCGGTCGTATCCAGTAAAACACCATTGCGGAAAACCAAAATCCAGCCAACCGTGTGAGTGTTGCTGAATGTGGTTTGTGCGGCAGTTGCTGTATATACAGTTTCCGTGTAGAAGAACTGATCTTGCTCAAGAAAGCCGACCACTCGACCATATACGTCTACGGTCAATTTTGCAACGTCAAAAGACTTTGTATAAATTCCTGCACCAAAATTCAAAAACTGCTGCAAGTTAACTCGCATTTGCCCATCAGTATTGTTTGTAATAGACAAAAATCCATCATTTTGGTTTTGGCTGGAATAACCGTTAACAATAACTTGACCAGTAGATTTGTCTAAGTCAATAAAACTTTGAACACCACCAGCAGGATCAATCAAACCAGACCAGACTGTTGAGTCATACACAGATGTCTCTGTGGGAACAAAAGCGCCACCAAGGTTAACGTAGCCAGCATTGCCCACGTTAAAACTGAATTTTCTGTTGCTTCGGTTTGCGTACAACAAAAAGTTATCAGTCGATGTGCCAAAGTTTACGGGCGACAGATACCACTTGTATAGCGTTGGATCAGTGCCGCCGTTTGCTGATACGTTGTTGTAAAGGCCAAAATACGCTTTGTTCCGAGGGCTATAACTAAAGCCAGATGTGCCTGTAGCATTGTCAGCATAGGCAATTGCCAAATATCGGTTTTCGTATTGAAAGGTTAATGGCCTCCAATTCAAAACCGATGACGAACCTGAAAATCCACTTGCCCCAAGGCTGTTGACGTATTTCACACTGAAATGCCAGTCGCCCTGTGGCAAGTTTGTAACCGTAACAACACCCATTGAGCTGCTTGGGTCATACGGATTGCCAGCAGAATTAATTGCTGTTGTGCCAACAAAGAATCGTTGTTGCTCAGTAGGTAAAGAAAAGGCAGAGTAATAAACTTCTGCATACTGCACAATGCCATTGCTTGACGCAGTAACAGCTACATCAAAAGAAGGCACTGGAGATGACGTTTGGATGTTTGTGACTGATGGGGTGTAAAGAGTTCCAAACGTCAATGGCGAACCAATACCTGTGTTGGGTGATGGCGTAAATTGCGTGATTGGTATGTCATCGTAAATTGCAGGGTTGTACTCCATCAGTGTCAATGATGTAGTCAACTGACCACCTTGCTCAAAGTTTTCAATGACTTGACTGACTCGGAATACTTTTGCAGCCCAACCATAGTTGGTGTTTGTGATGGTCACAAGATCGCCAGCCTCAAGCTGGAAACCAGAGTAGTTGATTGTCAACTTGACCTGCAAGTCTTCACGACCACCCTCAAGAAATCTGTTTGCCAAGTATTGTGCTTGGACGCTGTTGTTTACCAGTGGCAATGAAATTGATTGCTTGTTAACAGGCTCGTTTGGATACATCAAAGAAGGATTCAAAACAGCCAAGTTGTATGTGGCAGTGTTGAATGAATCGTTGTCTGTTCCATCAGGAAACTTGACTTCAGCAATGTTGTAGCTAGACACCATATCCAGTGGCGTAACTTGGATTGCTGAGATAATGTTTGAGTCGTTCAAATCCATTGCATATGAATACGATGGCGACTGAACAATGACACCCCAAAGCCCTGTGATTTCGTTGTATTTCAAAAGGCAATCGCAGCAAGCAGCCATTGCTTGCAAATTGCTCATGATCGACTGATTGGGGTCAATCACTCCGTTAAATGTGAATCTTGCTTGCGTAGCCGTACCACCACCTGAAGGGGTATATGTGTAAGCTCCAGCACTGTATGTGTTCAATGCCGACAAACTCCCAACATCAACACCAGCAACAGGAATTGCTGCGCCATATCTGGTCGAGGTCAAGTAGTCAAAAAAGCAATCGCCGGGAGCAAAGCGACTATTTGTAAGTTTAAATTTTGTTTGCTGAATGCCTGTCAAGTTTGCTTCTGCGTTGTATGTGATTTTTACGATTGCAAAAGCACAGTTAGACATCAACTTTGTTGAATCCCATTGATATGTCAATGAGGAGTCTTGCATTACTTGAATGGCTGTCAGTGATGTGTTAACACCAGAAGACGAACCATTGCGATACAAGTACATAAACAAATTGCCATTGACGTTTGTTTCTTGTACGCCAGTGGACTCATCAAGCAGCGCAACAACTTTCGTTAAATCGCTACCATCAAAAATACATCTCTTCCCACCGAAATAAATATCGCCAAACGTAAAAGTGTCTGGCGTGCCACCTGTTTCTGTATTGGTAACTTCAGCAAGAGAAAGAACATAATACAGGTTTTGGTTGTTTGACGTAATGCTTAGGTCAGTAATGACACCACCAACATACGCCGAGCCATAAATAACTGGAAGTTTGTTGTCTCCAGCAGGAGGCACTTGCGCCCTGTTTCCGGGGTTATCTGATCCCGTATTGATGTTGGGTGCAAATGCTTTGCTGATGATTGCTGATGCAACAATGTTAATCGCAAATGCAGCAGCAGCAACTCCAGCAGAACCCAACGCTGCGCCAGCCAAAATCATATCGCCGAAAATCGCAGTTAAAACAATTGAACTCGGCATTTAGATCACCCAAAATTCTTCAAGTTTTTGAAACCCATATCGACCGTAATCGAGGTTTGGACTGTTGACCATTTTACTGATAAAGAAGTTTGTCACACGACCTTCTTCTTTCATCTTTATAGCCTCCTCAAGATACTTTGACAGCAAGCGATAGCCTGATGTTCCGTGGCGACATTCTTGCTTTACAAAGTAAGCAAATTCAGTCAACAAAAAATGCTTAGGCGACCAAAGACTTGGCATCACGCCAGCAATCAACATGCCTTCAATTTGCTCTGTCTCCGCAACTAAAACGATCCCTTGACCAGCCATCAAGTTGGAAAGCATTTGCTTAACGTACTGCTGGTCATCGGCATCACTCAAAAAGCCATAAGGCATTTCAGCGCGATACTCTTGCAGCAACTCAATAATTGTTGGAATGTCAAATGGCGATGCGTGACGAATGTTAGGACGCATTTTTGCCAAACGCATAGTTGATTGTCGATATGAAGTTGACACGATTCATTGAAGTGTCGCCCGGATTAACCGACTGCCAAGAATTGTCATTGGTGTAGCGACCAGCAGTTCTATTTTGCAAGATCAACTGAAAGCTGGATGCGCTCAAAGTAACCGCTCCAGTAAATTGCCTGATTTCTTCCATCCATTGCTCAGAGATGGAAAAGGAATTTACATATCCATTGAAGTATTGATACAAACCATTGCCGCCAGTAGCAAGTGTCCAAGGTATCTGAGTTTCAAAGTTGTTTTTCCAATCCACGGTCAAAGAACTGTTGTTTACCCAATTGGCATAACTTAATGTCAAGAGTTGATTGTTTTCATTGAAGAAGCCATGCCACAACTGAATTTGTGAGCCTTTTATGTTGGAACTAAGCACCAATCCAAGCATGGTTGTATCAATGCCGACCAACGTGATTGTTGTCTCGTTGGCTGTACTCTTGATGTCTCGCTGCGCCGAACTGACCTGAATAAGTTGACCAAGCGCCGTGAATGTTCCAATGCCAGCAACAGTGATGTTGTATGGAGCAGTTGAAAAATAGTAAGTACCTGATGGCGTTGTCAATTTGAAGAAATCCGCATAGCGAACAACATTTGTATTGGCAACGGGCAAAATTTCGTTCATAGCACAACCTCAATTGCACTGAATTGACCTTCCCACTGAATGAAGCTGTCGTTTGTCATTGGAACAAGAGTGTATGTTGGATACTCTTTCAGCACAACAGGAAACGTCACGCCAGTGTACGGAATTGCATTAAATGTCACAGTTCCAAATTCACCGATGACGGCTGCTACAGGACTTGCAACAGTAGTCATAAGAGTTCGGTGAACAGGAATGTTAACTGTTGCCGATGCGCCTCTTGTGACGTTTGCAGTGGCGATGTAAGCGTAGCGACCAATCTGAATAAAGTCGCCAACCTTCACAATGAACGAACCCGCGCTAATCGCTGGCAAAGACCCAAGAACAATGGTCTTGTTTATAGATGATGTTTGCACTTGGCAAGCAACAATCTGCCCTGAAGTCATATCGCCTTGATAGCGTATGTAATTCAGCCAGCCAGTTAATCCAAAATTCATGTATTGCTCAGTGATTCGGTCAGCTTCACGCAAGGATGAAAGCACTGCACGGTTTTGCGAGTACAACAAATAATTCATTGGCTTGATGCCAAACTGAAATGGCTGAACTGTCAGAATTTCTGATGTGCTGATACGCATGTTCCTCGACATCATTTGACCAGCAAACTTATGGTCATTGATGCTGACAGACTCAGCTACAGAAAGAATTGTTTGAAGACTCATAATTTATCCTATTTGACGAATCATGATAGCCGCTTGACTATCAAGATCATGCTTGGCTCCAAGGCAAAGCAGGGGTCACAACTGGTGGGTTGATTTGATTCTGAATCTGCTGGTCAACAGCGGCTTCTGTAGCCTCTTGGTCAACGCCATTGGCCCAAATCCAGCCCAAGACTTGCTCTTGAGTCAAATCTGCGTATGGCGTGAAGCTGGAGCCTGTTGAAGCAGGAACAGAGCAGGTAGAGTAGATAGAAGCGTTGTATGTGCCATCAGTACCAGAACAAGTCCAATGCACATTAAAAACCACATCGGTTTCGCTGCCCTCTTGTGGGTAGCAGTCCATTGCTGTCACGGTCCAAGTTGTTGTGGTGGTCATGATGAGTCCTTAGTTAGATTGAGGTGATGGTCTGCCAAGCAGCGCCAGTGTAAACACAGAGCTTTGCCAAGGTGGTGTCAAACACCATCAAACCAGCAGCAGGAGAGGAAATAGCGTTCTTCTGTGTCGTAGTCATGTTGGGCATCCTCACGCCCTTGGTGGTGCTTTGAGCGTCAAGTATTGCAGAAGCGGAAGGCGAACTCGTCCCAATACCCAGACCTGTGCTGGTCAGGCGCATTTGTTCGCCACCAATGTTCCAGATATGCGATCCAAGAGCACCAGATACAGCAGAACCGTAATTGATATTGGTGACCGATGTAGAAACACCAGCAGTGCCAAAGTTGATTGTCTTGGTCGTAGCGGCTGCTGTAGCGCCAGTACCAAAGTTAAGCGTCTGAGCAGCCGTAGATTGACCCACGGTAATTGCGCCTGTGCCAGCAGTACCCCCAACCACAATTGTGCCTGTTGTCTGCCCTGCATTAAGAGACAGGTTGGAAGTCGTACCAGACAGAGTGTATGCAATGTTGCCTGATGTGACCGCACCGTTAAGCACTATTGAAGAACTGCTCAAGGTTGTCGTGCCTGTCGCACCAGTAACAGCCGAACCAATGTTGATGCTGGTTATTGAGCCAGAAACACCAGCAGTGCCAATGTTTACGGTCTTGGTTGTAGCAGTTGCCGTTGCACCAGTAGCAAGGTTAAGAATCTGAGCCGCTGTCGATTGACCAAAAGTGATAGCACCAGTACCAGCAGTACCACCAACCACAATTGTGCCTGTTGTCTGCCCTGCGTTAAGAGACAAGTTTGAAGTCGTGCCAGATAGCGTGTATGCAATGTTGCCTGATGTGACCGCGCCGTTCAAAACCACAGCAGCAAAAGTTTGCGTAGCTGACCATGTTTGTGCAAGGCCCAACAAAGAAAGCGTCCCTGCTGCGTTAGGAAGCGTGTATTGCCGTGTGGTTGCAGTTGTGATGCCACTCATCACAAACTCAGCCTTCTTGGTGTTGTCAGTTGGGTCTTCCAGCCTAAAGGTGTAGTTAACCTCCATCACCGTTCCCGCGATCTGGAAAGCGTTATCGTAATACTGGAAGTTTGCATCCAAATTAGCAAGAGGTATTGCCGTGGTTGCCGTTGCAAATGAATTTGGTACTGACATGATTTACCCTTAACGTGACACTGGAATGCTGCGGTTTGCGCTTTGATAAGCAGCAAACACACCTTGTTTGTTCTTAGCCAAGAACTGAAGCCCTGACTGCGTATCAATGGCGCTCATGTTTTGAATGATCGGGCCATTGTAGTTAATTGTCTGACCGCCCATGCCGCCCATCTGGTTGTTCGGAATGATTGTCCCAGAGCCTGATGGCATAAACAACTCTGGCCCACGTTCACCCACGATGTACGGGCTACCTGCGCTTACAGGGCCACCTGTGGCTTTTTCCGTTACTCCCGCAGCCTGATAGACATTTTTAAACCAACCGTCATTTGATGCGTTAGGGCCAGTTGCAAGACCAAAAGCCGCACCCAAAAAGCGCATCACAGCAGCTTTCATTTGGATTGCAATCAAGTCTTGAATGATGCTACGAGCCAAATCCTTCATGCTTAACTTGCCTGTCTTGACAAAGTTGTCAATGGCAGAAGACAAGTTGCCAAACACGCTGTCAAATACTTGCTGTGTGCGCTTGGCAGACTCATCCATAGTCACAAACATTTTTGCAATTTCTTCTTGCTTGTTAAGTTCTTTTAATACAAGTGGGTCTTGACCTTCAACTTCTTTGCGCTTACGAGCGTATTCCAGAGAAATTTGAGCAAGCCTTTGCTCTTGCTCTGTTGCATAAATCATTTTGTATTTCAACTCAAGCGATTCGCGTTGAAATTCCATATCGCGAGTTTGGTTTTGTGCGCCAACAACTAAAGCACCTCTGCGATTGTTTTCAATAGCCCATGCAGTGTTAAATTCATTTGCCGCTGCTTCTTCATCGTTGTATTGAGCAATCATTCTTTTTGCATTGATCTGTCTTTTCTTTTCTGCAAGTTCAGTCTCAGCGATAAGAACTTTACTATTGTAAATTTCAAGGTTTTGTGCTGTAGCTCTACCGTCTTCTTGTTGATTCTTTTGACGCATTTCCAAAGCAGCATCAGCAATCTTTTTCTGTGATTCAAGCTCTAACTTTTCAATTTCATTTTTGCCACGTTCAGCAAATTTATAAGCAGCATCAGCTTTTGCTTTTTCTACTTCAAAGTCTTTGCTTATCAACATTGACCCATATTTAGCCAAATCAGTTATTCCTTTTTGATCGGCTACTTTTTTGTCTGAGGCAATTTGCGCCGCAGCAACGTCATCTTGCATCTTCTTTGAAAGAGCAAGATAGTCATCCATCTTTTCCTTTAACAACTTTTTGTTATTGGATCTGTTAGCAATGCTTTGAGTGTCAGTACCACCAATGTCGGAAGAAATGCGTTCAATGTCTTCGGCTAATTTGACCAACTTATCTTGATCTGAATTTCTGCCAATACTAAGAATTGCATCTTTAACGTAAGTTACCGCTTCTCCAACTGCCTTCCAAGCCCTTTCAAGCGTACCAAGATCACGCACTTGACCATCAATGCTGTCACCAAAAGCCTTAACGCCTAACTTAATTGCTTCTTGTGCTTTACCTGCTTTTTCATATGCAACAATTTGCTTGTATTGTTCCAAGGTCAAAAAGTTGTATTGCGAATTGAGTGAGCGAACAGACGCAGCAGTGCCATCAAATGCGCCCATCAACTTCTGAGCAGCTTCTTTTGCGTCAACACCAGACAGCTTAGAAAACTGCAAGATGACTTTACTCATGTCATCAATAACTGCTGATGTAAATTTACCAGAACTAACAAGCGCAAGAATTACATCGTTTGCTTTGGAGTAGCCAACATTTAAATCAGTGCCAAGTTTTTGCGACAAAGCAGATACTTGTGATTCAGTTACTCCAGCATATCGGCCCGTCAAAATCATGTTGTCACGAAAGGCTGCTGCTTCTTTATCTGCGTTAATAAAAGAATAAGCAACCGCACCAATAGATGCAGCCACAGCGGTCATCCCAACTGTAAATGGTGTAATTAAAGAGCCAATAGCACGAAACATATTGCCTACGCCACCCATCACATCTTTCAATTGACCGCCTTGTTGAAACGCAGCAAGAAATGGGCTTTGACCAGAAACAATCTGTGTAAAAAAGTCAGTGGTTTGATAAGTAAGTTGAATTTTTTGTTGCTCGTTCATCTTGAACGTAGCGCCAGCAGCGTTCTTTGAAGACAATGCAACCTTGTCATAAGCAGCAGCTTGTTGAAGCAACTGGGTTTTCATCTGTTGAGTTGCATTCATGAATCTACCAGAGGTAATTTCACGTTGCGTCAACTCTACTTTTGTAAGTGTCTTACCGTAGTCTTCTGTTGCGTTCTTAAGATTGTTAATTTCTGTAGCCGCAGCACTGCTATCTCGCTTAACAGCATTTTGTTGTTCGTTTAGTTTTTGCTGTGTATCAGCAGCATTCTTTGCTGCAAGCGCAACTTTGTCGTAAGCCGCAGCTTGTTGCAGTAATTGATTTTTGATTTCCTGTGTGGCATTTGCATACTTGCCAGAAGAAATCTCACGCTGGATTAACTCAACCTTGGTAAGCGTTCTGCCGTAGTCTTCAGTTGCATTTCTGAGAGCCGTAATGTCTGCAAGGCCAGCATTGCTATCTTTTTGAACAAGGCTTTGCTGTGCAGCCAATTTAGATGCAGCGTCAGCAGCACTTTTTGCAACATTGGCAACTTTGTCGTATGCAGCCGCTTGGTCAAGCAGCTTTTTCTTCATGTCATCAGTAGCGTTCATAAAACGACCAGATGTCGTTTCACGCTGTATCAACTGTACTTTTGTAAGAGCCTTGCCGTAATCTTCTGTGGCATGAATCAATGTCTTTAATTCACCAGCAGCAGAATTGGTGTCTCTGCGAATAGCATTTTTTAGCTTTGCGTTTTCCGAAATTGCTTTGTCAATAGACGCAGTAAATTCAGCAGTGTCCAAGCCAAGGACAACACCAAGTCGGGCAATGTTTTGTGAGGCCATTATTTTCTCCGGCGTTCCAGTTTCTTGGCGTAGTTAGCTATGCCAACACCCAAAGCAGATTTTAGTTCAGTCAGAACATTGGTGACGTTCTCTTGCAGTGCAATACGCAGAAAAGGTTTTGCTGGCCTTTTTGATGTGCCAAATTCATTAGCCAATGACACTGCGCTTTTCTTAACCGACACAACCGCAATTGCTGCATCTGTGTCATTCACATATTCACTTCGCTTGTCTTTCTCCGTTGGGATACGAGCATCAAGACGAATAGTGTCTCTCATGTGAATTGGGTTCTTCCCATCTCTAGGCTTGTCGCCAACAGGAGCCTTAGTTTGAGCCGAATTTAAAACGGACTCCATTGCAGTTTTAGCAGCGGGGACAAGTGTGTTTCTAGCAATCAAGTCCCCTCTAAAGCCTTCAGCCATTTGCTTTAGTTGCTGCTCAAACTCAGCAAAGCCCTCTAGCTTGACAAACTTGCTTTCGGGAACATAAGTCATGCTACTCTTTCAGGTAAGCCTCCGAACCCGGTCTAGTAGCCAAGAATGCCATCAATTGCTTGCTGGCTTGCTCTTGCTGTTGTTCCTTTGTCAGCGGCGGGACAATGTATTCGTGCGTTGATGGAAGAACATCTTTCATCGTAAACGGTCTTGTCGTCTTTTGTATTTTCGAGTTTAAATTGCCTGTGGTCAAGGAACTCAAAGCCAGCAAAATAGCTTTGTTTCCCAACATACCATCCGACAACATAATCTCGATATTCCGCATATCGTCTACAGGAACATCATCAGGACACCCACCATGAGCGTAAACATACGCTCTGGCTTGCAGGTGAATGTCCCAGATTAGTTTTTTCGAGAGTCCTTGTAACCGGGCTGAATCGCCTCAGAGATTTTTGCAAGGACTTCCAACTGAACGGCAGTGGGCCACTCAGCTTCAATGTCTTCATAAGTGATTTCATCAAGCGTTCCATTTACAGGAACAAGCAGCCTGATGTACTCGACCATTCGGTTTTCCATCTGCAAGATGGTTTGCACCAGTTCTTTGGTAGACCGACCTTCAATAACCACATCGTCCTCCGTCACTACAACACCATCAATAGTGCCAGTGCGGAAAGATGAAGTCATCTTGTCAAAGCGTTTTTGGAATTCGGCTTGGTCAAACTTCTCAATGCGTTCTTGCATTGCATCAAGTTCTTTTGTCAGCGGAACACGAACCTTGAAGTTGTATCCAGCAAGCTCAAAAGACTTGGTACGCAGATTGGGGATTTCGCCAAAGGCAGATGTAAGTTTTGTCATGGTTTATCGTGTGGCTTTAATGATCTTGTGGTAAATCGACTCATTGACGCTGATGGCGTAATCCACCACCTCGTCAGGAGTCATCTTATCAGCGTGATACCTTGCAATGTCATGTGCAAGAGCAATCGCCGTGATTCTCTGTTGTTGAAACCCAAACCAATTCTTTGAAGAATCGGATTGGGCTACAAGGAAGTTTAGAAGGTCGTTACTGTCTTTTACTATCATGTATTTTTACTCTGTTGTGTCTGGAGGGACTTCTTCAATGACCACCACAGGGGCAGTCACGTTGTACTTCTTCAGCAAAGCCAAAGCAATGGCTTCTGCTGTGTCAGGTTTGGCTGTGGCCTTGGCAAGCTCCGCAGCATCCACCACCATGCCACGGGCAACAAGATTAATGTCGCCGTAGCTGGTCACAATTGCTTCGATTGCGTCTGAGACTTTCATCAGTTGTTCGACCAGCCGTACTGGTTGCCCCGTGGATGAATAGTAAATGTGCATTTGGCTTCAGCGCCGGGTGCAGAGTCAATTTGGAATTGACCAACACGACCGTTAAACGCATAAGCAACAGTGTTTGTGCTTTCAACTGCTGCAACCACGAAAGTGCGGTCAACAACACCAGAGTAAGCGTCAGCACGAATCTGCAACAAGGCTGCGTCAGACGGGTTCCAAGCAGCAGTAATGGTCATGCTTGTAGGAGCCGCTTGCACAGGAATCTTGTCGCTTTGACGCGAACCAGCAACACCAAAACTTGCTACAGCATCATCTTGACCAAAGGCAGGGATGGCCTCGACAGGCACAGCAACACCAGCGCCACCTGTACCGTTGGCTGAAGTGCCCACGATAGTGGTTACTTGAGCAACCCACACAGACAAGTTAGCGGTTGTCAATGGAGTTGGAGTAGCAGCCGATTGCATCCACAACGATGCGGCAAAACCGGGAAGAACTTTTGCAGGGATAGCCATGATGACTCCTTAAGCGTTGTTAGACCAACCGTACTGATTGCCACGGGGATGGATGGTAAATGTAGCCTTGGCTTCTGCACCGGGAGCCGAATCTACTTGGAACTGGCCTACACGCCCGTTAAAGGCGTAATAAACGATGTTTGCACCTTCGGTTGCCGAAACAATGAAAGTGCGGTCAATCACGCCAGAATAGGCATCAGCACGCATCAACAGCAAGTTGGTATCAGCAGGGTTCCATGCAGCAGTAATGGTCATGGAAGTTGGTGCAGCCTGAACGGGAATCTTGTCAGACTGACGCGAACCAGCTACGCCGAAACTAGCAACCGCATCATCTTGACCGAAAGCAGGGATTGCTTCGACAGGAATTAGGTTGCCGCTAATAGCAAGTGGCCCAACACTAGCAACCAAGGACAACTGTGTAATTGTCAAAGGAGTAGGTGTAGCTCCGGGTTGTGCGTACAAAGCCGCGCTAAAACCGGGTAGAACTTTGTTTGGTAAAGCCATTTTGGGTATCCTTTAAGAGTTGAACAATTGTCTTGTTTTACGCCGGGATGTCAATGGTGCAATCTAAAAAGATTTGCGCCATTTTTTCCTCATCGTTATAACTGTTGTACAGCCACATAACGTCAGCCTTGGAAATGTAAATCCTTCTTC